GTTTTTCCTTACGCTATTTTATGCGTAATTTATGCGATTCAATGTTGTATTACAATATGATTATACCATGTTTTGCATGAGTATGATTCATATTAGTAATATAATATTAGAATTGTCATAATTATGTGTATTATTGCGGATTTCTTTTTATATATACAAACCGTAATTGATGTATTGTAATGTAATTGTTAAATAAATAAATAAAAATAAATAAAATATATAGCCTTATACTATGACTTATTTTCGTAAATTAAATTAAATGAAAATTTATTTAATACCGTATTGTTTAGTTGGATTCTGAATGGGTCCCTATTCATTAGTATTATCTAAATAGAGTAAGATAATGTATTTACAAATGTAGTACAAAGTATAGTGACATCGATGATATTAATGTGAGATATAAGTAAAGTGTTCATAAACTAGCTTTCTTATTGGTGGACATTAATGTAGATTTAACCACCTATTATAGTTTTCTTGGCATGGAGCCTTCAACTCCGGTAGTATCGCCGTGGTTGTGACAAACAAATGATACCTCTTAAAAAACACGGGGTGCTGAAGTACTTCGCATCCCACTATCAAAAATGACATCACAAAAAAACAAAGTCCCGGCAATGTGGGCACAAAAACAAGAAAAAAAATTAAGCGGTGGTGTCGCTTTTGATATTAGTAGTAATAACCCTCGATCAGAAAAATTAGAAAATAAAAAGAAAAAAGTTAGATTTGAAAAAGAGTGGGGCATTAAAATTGGTGATGAATTTATTTCATTGCACCAACTAGAGGTCTCATTACAAAATAAAAGAGAAAATTTAAAAAAATTAGTACAAGTTAGTAAAAGTAAACGAAGATTAACTAGAGAATTTCTAAATGAAGATGAAGAAGATACATTTGAATTAGAAATATCTCGTTTGACTTTAAAAAGTGCTGAAACTTTGACATATAAGGTATGTAAAGGAGTAAGAGCTATTTTATCTAGAAATGTATGTGCTGAATTAAGTAATATTGATATTGGCTACCTTAGTTTAATAATTGAAAATGTTAAATTGGAGTCAGATGGAGTAAATCTGGCTCAGAATATTGATGCATTTGATGCAATTGTGTTTGCATCATTTGCTGTTATTAAAACTATTGATGAAAATGTATTAGCTCAATTTTGCTTAGAAAAGGATTTCTTATTAGATTTAATTGGTCTAATTAAAGGAATTTCAACTATGGATATTGTAAGTATTATTTTAATTGTTGAAGCATTTGTTCGGAGATATAAAATAGATAAATTAGTTGATTTTGATTTTATTAAGGATTTATTGTCTGGTGTTTCTGAGTATGTTCCGAAGACTACTCGTACACGAATTCCTGATGATGAATGGAAAATTAAAATGTTTCGTTATAGACAATTACGTAGATTACGTGTTGCATTAGGTGGTGACAGTGATTATGAAGATGAAGATCATTTGAATGCTGTTGAAACTGATGAACGTAGACAACATCCTGAAGATTGGAGTGATGAATACAATCCTACTGATCCAAATAATGAACACGGTGAATTATGGTTTAGAGAAAATCGTGCTCAAGTTGACTCAGAGAGTAAATTTATGAATATATCACATTATATGTTAGAAGTAATAGGTATAGCAGCCTTATCTAAGATGTTGGGTATGACTGATACTATGTCGGATTTTAAGCAAATTAAACCATTTTTAACAAGTAATATTACTAAAATTGCAACAAATATAGTAGATTATTTAGTTGCTGTTGTAAAAGTAATATTTTCTGGTGATTTTAATGATTTTTTACTTAAAGTAGGTTCATTGGTTAATAAAGGTAGAAAAGAAGATTTAGCTTTAATGGCTGATCAAGTTATGGATTTAGAGAATGACAAAGTTCCACATTTTGGAATGGAGTCACATCGTACAAAACTTGATGTAGTAATGACAAAAATTACACATTTTATTGAAGAGTCAATTGCATTTGATCACAATATGGATGTTATATCATTTAAAGCTTTATTTAGAAGGTGTCAACAAGTACAGATTAAGATTGGTGTTCGTAAGTTGTTAACTCAACCTCGAAAAGAACCATTATTTTTATTTGGAATGTTAGAACCTGGTGTTGGAAAGTCGCTGATTCCTATTTTTGTAGCAAATGGTGTTGCTAGAGCTTTAGGAATTGATGGAAAAGATGCTTTTCTCCTCAATTATTTTTGGAGTATGAGTGAAGAATTTCAAGAAGGCTATAGTGCAGCAACTAGAATGATTGTAATGGATGATATTTGGGCAGTTAAACCCGAACATGATCCAGATGCTGGCAAGTTAGCTCAACAAATTTTATCTATCGTATCCCCTAATCCAATGCAAATACCAAAAGCATATGAAGGTGGAAAAGGAATGTTAACAACTGCAAATTTAATGTGTGTTATCGCTAATTCAAATACTGAAACAGCTACCTTAAAAAAATTATATACTAAGGATGCTGAAAATTTTATTAGACGTGCTCAGTTTTTTGAGATTGAAATGTCACCCAAGATGATGGGAAAAACTGGTAGAATTGATTTAGCTCAACATGCTGGATCATTAACTCCGAAATTTATGGATGAAAATATAATTATCAAATTATTTACTTATCGACCAAAAGATAAGCCTGGAGATAATTTTGATAAACGTATTAAGAAACAGTTTGTTGAACAGGAAGCAGAACGTATTGATTTATTTTCTGGCGGTCCAACTGCATTTTCAACTTATATTTATGAAGAAATGATGGCTAGGTTGTCTGGGAAGTTTGCTAAAGTTAATACTCAATTATTGGATTTCCTGTCGTGGAAACCCGAATTAAAGAGTGAAAATAATTTAGCTCAATTTAGTTCAAGAGATATAATTGATCATACAAGACGAAACGATAATTATGAAACCCTATTTAAGTTATTTTTACTTTCAATAGGAATTTATAGCCATTTATTTGGTATATTTTGTGGTTTTATTGCAATGTTTTTATATGCTTTGCATATATCAGATTTCTTAAAGGTATTTTTATTACATAATTGTCCTAAATTATTGTATTCTCTTAGTATGACGCTATATTCTTTTTGGATTGCAGATTCAATTGATTATAGTTATAAATATGTTAGAAATAGTGTTCAGAATCTTGAATTTCGTTTTCGTAGTGTTTGGGAACGTGTTCAAGTATTTTTGAAGAGTAGAAAATTTGCAGAACTAGCACTCTGTGCGGGTGCTACTATGCTTATTGGTAAAGGTATTATTTATACTATGCAAAAGAAACCAAAACAAATGTTAGGTACTGCTTCATTTGGAACAGTAGCCGAGCATGATTTTAAATTAGGTAAAAGAAAAATATTTCATAAAGAATCAAATGATGAATTATATGAAAATTCATTTGTTTCTCCTGAAACTATGTATGGTGCTGATAATATTCGTTATGAATACGAAAATAATCAGGCACAAGTTTTAAAGATGCCTATTTCAGAAGATGAAAAATTAAACTTGGAGTTACCAACTGTAACTAAGGAATTTTTACATGGATTGGTTAAAATAGCACATTTTGATAAAACTCAAGGAGTTATTCGTCCTGTTATGCCTTCTGGGCAAGGAATGAATTATACTGTTTTAAACAAATTAAGAAATAATTATATGTGTGTTACTATTGTAGAAATTGATGGAAAAAAAATGGAAGATATTAATAGAGTTTTAATGTCTTGTTATGGTTTTAGAATGAATGGAACAACTGTTACTGTTGCTCATGGAGTTCCTTATAAATGGGATAAAATGATATTTGAATTATCATGGCCATTTATGCCAGGTGCGGAGCAACGTAATGAAGTTGTACAACATGATGTTAGTATAAATAGAGAATTTGATATTATGTTATTACCATCTATTTTTCCTTCTAATGTTAGAGATGTATGTCCTACAATATATAGTGAAAATCCGAAGCCACGAATTGGAACTAGAGTATTATTGTTAGGATTAAATCCTGATTTAGATCAGAAAGGAACTGTTGTATATTTAGGCCCTATTGGTTATATGAGTTCTTTAGGAACACATAAGTTATCATTAGGTGTAGAAGTACAATGGGATAATGGATGGAGATCGTCAAATGGTGATTGTAATCGTATTTTATTAGAAGTAATTGGAAATTCTTATAATTTCATTGGAAGATTAGTTTATGGTAATCCGGAAAATGGTTTATCTGGAATTGCGTCCTCACCTGAGGGCTCAATTAGAAATTTTGTTGAAAAGAATGTAAAGAATGTATCATTGGCTCAATGCTCTATGTGGGATATTCCTGATGTTACAATTTGTATTGAAGGCCCTCAAATGGAGTATGTAAATATTGCACCTACTTCAGGTGTATTTGCTTACGAACATATTAGAGATAAGATTATTGGAAATGTTGTGGGTACTGTGCAAGGTGTCCCACCTCCTCCTGGTAGTCAATTGTTACCTAGTCCATATGGTTCTATAGTAAGAACAGAATTAGATAAAATTGGGAAAAGATATGCTCCGGCTGTATTAATGAATACTGTCCGATATGATACTGATTTACAACATAATCGTATTGTGTCACCATATGAAATGTCATTAACAAATGAAAAAGTTAATGGTACGTTTAAAATTGGTGTAGCTAAAGAATACTTGGAAGGAATGTCAAATTATTTATCTAAATTTGTATTACCTGCTAAGGTATTAAATGTAAATGATGCTTTATTGGCATTTGATGATTATAAACCTGTTAATATGAAAACAGCTGCTAGTGAAACAGAATCCGGAAAAAAAGGAATGTTTGTACTAGAGTATCAACCTAATGATGGTGATATGTATCGTTTTTTAGATCCTAGAATGAATACTGCGTGTATTGATCTAATGAATAGATTTGCTGCTGGTCATATTGTACCAGGTTTTGCTAAGACATCATTGAAAGATGAAATGTTGTCTACTGATAAAGTAGAAGCATGTCGAACTCGTATATTTGAAGCACAATGTTTTAGAAGTTATCTCGTTATGAGAGCAATATTAGGTAAATGTTTTACCCTTCTTAAAAATGCTTTAAAGAAACTTGGTTCATGTGTTGGAATTAATGCATCTAGTAAAGATTGGAAGTTTGTCGCAGAACGTATATTTAGGGCTAATTGTAAAAAATGGTCTCTAGATTTTAAATTCTTCGATAAGAAATTTCAAATATTTCTTCACATATTAAATCGTGAAGTAATAGCTAGATTTGTTGTTGCATGCTTAGAAAAACAATATGGTAATGTTATGAATTGGAACGTATTTATACGTTGTTTATTATGGAATACTATCATGATGAACAGATTAATTGATTCCGCAATAATATTTGGTTATGCGGGCAACTGTTCTGGAAAATTTGATACTGTTCAAGATAATGACTTTGAAAACATTATATTATGGTTTTTTCTTATGAAAAATATTTATCCAGAGATGACATTCGAAAATTTTGTTAATACTTTTTTAGCTGGTTTTAATTGTTTTGGTGATGACGTAACATTATCTACTAGTTTAGAATTGGTTGATTTAACTGCTTTAAGAATTGCATCTGAGATGTATAAATTTGGACAAATTATTACCGGTGGAGGAGTTGAGAAAACTAATGAATTAGATTCAGAAGTTAGTATTACCTTCCTAAAGCGTGGTTTTTATTTGTATAAAGGAGATGATGGTGTAGAGCGATGGTTCGCTCCGCTAGAAATAACCTCTATTTTGAAAAGTTTATTGTGTTATATGCCTTCTGGTAGTGAACGTGACGATATGTTGAGACATGTCGCTGTTTTGAAAACTGCGTGGGAAGAATCATTTTTACATAATGAAACTGATAAAAAAGTTATCCGAATGATTATTTTAGCTTGTATTCCTAAATTACCTAGTGAATACCAGCAAATCAAATTTGTAAGTGATGAAGAGTTACTTGTGAGATGGGATGCTGGGTTGTTTAAGGTCTGGGAAATGTAGGATTGTATAGTATATATGTGTGTATTTTGTGTGTGTGTATAGTTAATTGTTATATATAACTAGTTGGGGCCTAGTATAAAAAGCCCCACTAAGAGACCTCCCTCTATAAAGGACTAGTAGGAAACCTAGCAAATAACGCCCTATTATGTATAGATAAGTGTCGAAAAGGAAACTTGGTACGGTTAACTGCTGATTACATAATAGTTGCTAGTACGATTATGGCAGCCCCATATGAGGAAAGCAATGTACCCAAGAAGGAATTGGATTTAGACGTCCCATTCTGGAAATTAATTGTCTAGCTGAAAAAATAAATGAAACTCAAAATAATCAAGGTGCCGTAGTGAATAGTGACTTTGTCGCTAATTCGGATCCTTTGCCTGCAGCTATTAGTCAAAATTCGACTTCTGTAGTGCATAAAAGAGAGGTAGTTGATAGTATTGCTCAGGATGAGTTTGATACTATGTTTACAACTGAAATAGTAGAATTCAAGATGCCTGTTGCTAGAAATTTATCTAGTCATGGTGCTATGCTTGAAAGTGATCCATGGTTTGAAAGACCTATAGTTATAGGTACTTTAGCATGGTCATCTGCTACTGTTGGTACAACTTTCATGCCGTGGAAGTTGTGGGCTAGCAATAGTATGACGATTCAACGTTTGAAAGGTTGTTCGTCATGGTCTGGAGATCTGAATGTTCGGTTTGATGTGGCGGCTTCGCCTCATCACTATGGTTTGTTAAGATTTTATTATGAATTTGTAGTTGATGTTACAAATTTTGTATTTGATTCTGATGTAGGAGTAGGACGAGCATCACAATGCTTTGGTGTTGATATTGATGCTGCGGTGCCAGGTGGAAAATCTATGAAAATTCCAATGGCATTTCCCTTCTCCGAAGTCATTGATTGTCTTACGGCCGGAAATTTAGATAATTATAAGGGTAGGTTACGTGCTCAACCAATTATAGCATTAGCTAGAGATGATCAAATCACTAGTGGTACTGCTGAAATTGTTATTAGAGCATGGGTTACTAATATGAAAAGATTTCAACCTACTCGTTATAATGCTGTTGCGCAATCAGCTGTAAGCAAAATTGCGAAAGAACACTCATCTTTATCATCGTTTGGTCAACAAGCCATGGGGACCGCTAGTAGTTTATTGACAAATTCAATTGCTAGTTTACCCAAAATGGGAAAGCTTGCCAATGCGGCTACTAAAGTTGGTAGTGCAGCGTTGGCAGTGGCTGACTTATTTGGTTTTTCAAGACCACATGATGAGCAAGATTCAGTGAGACATAACAAGGGATTTTCCTCATTTGCTATAACTGATGCGAAGGCGAGTTGTCAATCAACTGCGTTTACTTTGCATCAGGGTAGATCCTTGGATAATGGAGATATAGGCATTACTGATGAAGATGAAATGTCTATAGCTTATATGGCAGGTCGTGATTCAATTGTATATACTCATGGATGGCCAGATACCAGTGCCAGAGGTACTGTTATTGTAGGAATAGCCGTTGATCCAACAATCTCAACTACGACTGGAGGATATGTTGATGCTACTTCGTTAGCATATACTTGTCTTCCTTTTTTATTTTGGAGAGGGTCCTTAATATTTACTTTTAGAATTGTTTGTAGTCCATTTCAGACTGGCAAACTTCGTATTTATTATGAACCTAGTGTTGGATCAGGTGGTACTTTAGATAGTACATGGCCGTTAGCCGCACTTGAGAATTGTACATTAGATTGTGTACCTGGTGCTACAGCAGAGGTTACTGTAGGATGGAGCGCAAATACGTTGTGGAATCCGATTGTCAATACTTTTACTGATCCTACGTCGTCAAGTATATCAATGAATGGATATCTTTATGCCGTAGTAGAAAATCAACTAACTTGTCCTTTATCAAGTAGTAGTGTATCTGTTGTAGTATCAGTTAGAGCTGGACCTGATTTTCAGGTATTTGGTATTAAGGATACCATTCCCAGCTATGCTGCGTTAACTCCAACTGCAGGACTAATTGCTTCTGTTGATGAGGAAGTTGATATTAGTAATAATATTGCTCAATCTGCAATTGTTGCAAATCGTGTACCATTCTCCAAATGTCATTTTGGGGGAGATACCTTAATTCCAGAAGAATTGGATTCAAAGGTATTTGGTGAACGAATTGTTTCATTGCGTCCGTTGTTAAAACGTTATGTTGCATATGCGCGAGCGAACGCTACGACAGCGTCTACTGCTAATTTTCTCACTTATGCATGGAGAGCAACATTTCCATTTTATCCACCTGATTATGGGCATAAGGAGGGTGCCGGTAATGGATTGGTATATGCAAATAATGTAAACCTGTTTAGATGGTTTCGCATTGCGTTTGCTGGATGTCGTGGTGGTGTTAGACTTCGTGTCCATGACCAAAATGATTATCCTGTACCTTATGTTACTGGGACAAGTGAGTATGTATATTGGGGAGCTCTTAGAGTAGTTGGAACAGTCGTAACTAGTGATTTTCCAACAGATTTATCTGGTGGATTAACGGAAAATTTTGTAGGAACTCCGTCCCGTTCTGGGATTGGGTCTGTAGTGTCTGATGGAAAGATGTTACAGGAGAATGATTTTGAATTTCATGATCAATCACCCTTTAGATTTACCCCTATGTTGGCTCAAACAGCTACTGTAAGTTTTGATGGCTTAACCCCTTATATTAGCTTACTTTTGAGCAGGAATTGCTGGAATCCTGCTCATGGGAATCAAACAGTATCATTTGCTGTTGCAGATGATTTTTCTTTTCTTA